GCCAGCCATCATTTTTTCAAATTCTGCTTTTAGGTCGTCTAGCGCATCTTCTAGGTCTTCTACACGATCTTCCATATCGTCGTCTTCACCTTCGTCTTCGTCGCCTTCTTCACCTTCGTCGTCCATGTTCATGCCTAAGTCATCGGCTAAGTCACCTGTTTGGTCCATGTTTGCCATTGGATCAGCTTCTACTTCAAACTCATCTAGGTCAAAACCTTCTTCAACTTCTTCGTCTGACTCATCAACTTCTTCATCAGTTGCTTCGTCTAGGTCTTCGTCTGACTCTTCTACTTCTTCATCAGTAGTTTCATCTACTTCTTCATCAGTAGCTTCATCTACATCTGTTTCGTCTTCTAGTATTGATTCATAGATATCGCGTGATTTTTCAACTACGATCTCGTGAAATAATTCTTGTGCTGCTTCCTTGTCTTCATTAACAAGAAGCTCTAGCATTTTTTCAAATTTGTTTTGATCTGCCATTTTTAACTCCTATAAATTTTTAGTAGCATAGACAATACTGCCTATACGGGGCTGTCATAATATATTTACTCTTTTAACAGAAAACTATGCGGAAATAGGCTCAAAACGAACCTAATTTATTTGATTTTTAAGAAAGTTTGAAAATATCCTCAAAATCCTTAATATTTATGTGACTCATGTTGCTAAGATCGTGAAATTCTTGTGGTATGTACCCATTTTCTCCTAACACTCTTATATATCTTTTTTTTGAAAATTTTTGACATGTAATAAGTGTTTGACGTAGCCAATTTCCGTGAAAGGTAGCATGTTCGTCGATTCTTTTATAGTTATATGTGCCTGCATATATATTATTAATTTTATTTTCTATCCCTATAAAATCAAAACCTAATATATAGATATCTTCAACATCTGTAGTACTAGCAAAATGCAGTGCTGTTGGGCCACTACTCCATCCTTTATCAGACTGAAAGAAATTTAATCCTTTTATTTTTTTAAAATTTTTATTACGATTTGTCCATACTTGTTGTTGATGTTGGTATCCTGCTTGGCTTATTTCTAAAATCATTTTTGTATCAACAGCAATTAGATAGTCAGGAGAAAATTCTCTATATAAAGCATTACATCCAAATGTAATTCCTTTACGTTTCAACTCATTTAGATTAATAGTTTTACGACTAGTTCCATTGCCTAAAACGAATGCAGTACTTTCCAAAAATTAATCCTCGCACTCGATCTCAAATTCTTTTTTAAATTTGTCTATTGAAATATGCTTTAAATTAGATAATTTACTAAATTCTTTTGGCACAAATAGAACTTCGTCATCGACTACACGTATAAACTCAATCTCTTTATTTCGATCTATAACTGCACAAGTTTGTTTTAGCCAATTATTATGATAAGTTGCTTTATCTGTACTCTTTTTGTAGTTTGGTGTATCAGCATACATATTGTTTATTAAAGAATTTATTCCTATATAATCAAAACCTAAAATATATATTTTTTTAAATTTCTTTTGTTCACAAGCTAAAAATAAAGCAGTAGGTCCACTACTCCAACCCTTTGACGGATTAAAATAATTAAATCCTGTAAATTTTTGATATGCTTTGTTTGGATTTGTCCAAACTTCGTTGTTGTGTTGATATCTAGATTTGTTTATTTCAACAATCATCTTTACGTCAACTGCAACTAAAAAATCTGGAGAGAATTCTCTATATAACGCATTACATCCAAATGTAGTGCCTTTATTTTTTATATCTATAAGATTAATGCTGCGACGGCTGATGCCGTTGCCTATTATAAATGCGTTCCGATGCAATTTATAATCCGCCTTCTCCTGCTGCTGCTTGCGCTGCTATACCGTACATTTGTCTAACGAAGTCTAAGTCTTTAGTTTTTTCTTCTTGGTGCAAGTCTGATGCTTTGCGGATTCTGTTAATTTGTCCTAGTGACAATCTTGTTTTACGAGTATCATCCTTTTCTAAAGGAGATGAATCATACTCAGCCTCGTAGCGATTATCTTCTACAGACTCTACAGTTTCGGGATCAAAATAAAATAATTCTCGTAGTATCATATTATTATTTATATCGTTTGTTCTGCATTTGGACTAGATCCTAATTCAGTGTCAGTTGCACTTTCAGGAGCTGCGCCAGCTCCGCCATCGTCAACAGGAGTGTCGCTATCTAATTCATCTTCTATTCCGGAAGTATCACTGTTTATACTTGCTGAAGAAATCCCTGCATCTCTTAATTCAGCATCTGAAGATGCAGCACTGCCTGTTAAAGTCTCGTCATTTTCTTCTCGCCATAAACGTTCATTCTCTGCTAATTCTTCTTCTGTCATACCTAAGAAACGTTTCATTGCAAAACGATTTGAAATATAAGGTATAGCACTCATTTGTGTATATGTTGGTACACGAGCATTATCAATCTCACTTTGTCTATACGCTGCAAAGTTCTGCGGTGGTTGGAATTTAAGATCAAACATAGTAGTATCTACGTTAACACCTCTTTCTAACATATACCGCTTAAACTCCTGATCAAATTCTTCAACTACTAGATTTTGCAAACGTTCACAATAGGTATTGAAGCGTAGCTCTTGGATATAAGCTGTACCCACACGTCCGTCATTATATTGTGCTGCTGAATCATCTGCTCCAGTTGGTAAGTACGAACTTGGGATACGTAAGCCGCGTACCAGCTTATTAGTAAAGTATCTAAGGTCATCAATCTCTCCTAGGTTAGTTCCTCCTGGTAATGTTTCAACTTTAGATCCTCTACCTTCTGCCGTTTGAGGGAAAAAGTAATCTTCGTTGATTGACAGGGGATTGTATGAACTGTCTATGACATTTGAACCTCCGCCTGTTGACGATGGGATACGTCTTTGATGTATTTCCGTTTTAACACGTTCCACAAATTGCATAGCAAGGTGTGATGGCATGTTACCCACATCAACGTAGAATACTCTGCGCTCTGGCGCACGTTGGACACGATATATAATGATCGCATCTTCAAGCAATTCTTTTTGCTTGTATACTTTAAAAATAGTTTCTAATAATGAATTACCAAATGGATAGTTGTTGTCTAAACCTTCACTCAAACTTAAATGCACAACATGTTCTGCATCAACTGTAACTTCCCCGTCATCAGTTGTAAATCTACTGCCGCTCATGCTAGACTGGGGTTGGCCTACCATACCACGTGCGCCGCCAGTAGGTTGATACTGAGATCCGCCTCCGCCAGTTATGTTGCCGTTTGTTTGGTATGGTGTTGTAGCAATACCGTCTTTAAAATTAAAATTAATATTTTTAATTACATACTGCTCAGGTACTTTGCCTTCTGATTCGTTTACAATAATACGTGATACATTTGCAGGATCTACATGAAACCAACGTTTAGTTTCTGGATCACGTAGGAAGAATTGATCTCCCATTTTGAATACATTGCGTAGTATTCTAAAAATCTTTGTTTCAAAATGTTGTAGCTTATTCCACTGTTGCAGATATTGTTGAATTATTGTAACTTCTGAATTAGTTGCTTCTGATTTAAAATTAATAATAAAAGGTGTATTGTTTGCTTTATTTTTTTGTGTGCAAAATTCTGCAAGAATATCTAGTGCTGCATTAACTTCACTGTCTAAATCCATTGTATTGTATTGTCCGTATCTTTCAACACGATTCGGACTGCCAACATAAACATCTGGAAGATATGAACTATAGTTAGAACGAGCAGGGCCTGCCATGTTGCCGCCACTACTAGCATTTGTAAATGGAGAATATGATCCGCTAGGATTATTTCCTGTAGGTACTGGTGTAAAATATTTTTTCCAACTCATTATGTATTATTCTCCATTAGCCTGACGGCATACTTCTTGAAATGTCTGTAGAATTACCGTTTTTTGTATTTCGTACAATGGCAGCTTGTTTTGGTGTTTGTAGTCTTAATTCAGCTAACACTAATTGTAGTGTGTTATTTACTTCTTCGCTGCTGCCGCCGCCGCCTATTGAATCCATTTTAGATAATACAGAACCGGCATTTTCACCTGTGCCTATACCAAATTTATTATCTTTAGAAAGTTCATCATTTAGCTCGCCAAGAACTTCCACTAATTTTTCCATACTATCAGTATAACTTCTAACTGCATCTGTGTCAAGTCCTGATTTTAAAATATCTAAGTTGCTTTGCAATCCTTCAATATTTGAAAAACTTGCCATAGCACTTTGTGCATCCATTAAGGAATTAGCACCTTCGACAGCAGGAGTAGCATCTAAGGTTGGAGATGCTTCTGCTGTTGGTATTTCTAACTCTGTATCACTACCGCCTAGTAACGATTTACCTTCGCCTCCTAACCATTTTGGTAGATACTGTTTAAAGTTTGGCATTTCAAAATCAAAATCAAAGAATCCTTTAACAGTATCTATAATACCTTGAAATAAGCTGCTGATAGATGGAATTTTAATTCCTTCAAAGCCAAAGAATCCTGTTACTGTTTCCCATGCTGTTGTTAAAAGAGATGATATTGAATATGTAAGAGTGTCAGCTCCAAAAGTAAAGAAGCCTGTTATTGTTTCCCATGCTTTTGTT